ATGAATATGAATCGGCCTGACATGACCGAAACTGTGAAATCCGAAAATTATACGAATAAGTTCTTGCAAAAGGACTCAACTACGACTACAATGGAGGTGGTCACTCAAACCAATGCCGTCAAGTCTCCGACTGACAGCCCGGCAACCACGAAGCTGGTGTACACGGTGGAAGAAATCGCACGAATGCTGGCCATCAGCCTGCGCTCTGCTTACAACCTGTGCAACCGCACCACCGAATTCCGCGTCCTGCGGGTAGGCGGAAGCATCCGTGTCCCGAAAGACAGCTTCGATGCGTGGCTCAACCGGGCAGCTTGATAAGGAGGCAACAGTATGGCATATATTACGAAGCGTGGCAACTCTTACAGCGTCCGCTACACCTACGAAGATGAACACGGCAAGAGCTGCGACAAATGGGAGAGCTTTCCCACCAAAGAGGAGGCAACGAACCGAAAGAAACAAATCGAACACGAGCTGGCAACGGGAACCTTCCTGATCCCGTCCTCGGTGACGGTGGCAGAGTTCCTGATGGACTGGCTGCCCAAGCAGTGCAGCAAACACAAGTGGGCTCCCAAGACCTACGAATCCAACCTTTCCACCATCCAGAACCTGATTATCCCCTATATCGGCAGCATGGAGATGCAGAAGCTCAAGGCCTATCACATGGAAAACCTCTACACGACCCTGAGCAAAACGCCCTGCGGTTCGTATATTGAGGGCAAGAAACAGAAATTGACTGAAAAGCAGAAGCAGCGGTTTCTTTCCGGCACCACCATCCACGAGGTTCATCGGCTGCTGGGTACAGCCTTCCAGTATGCCGTAGAGTGGGGCATCCTTGTCAAAAGCCCTGTTCCCGTGGACAGCCCCAAGAAATCCACACAGGAACGCACCATCTGGACAGTTGAGGAAATGCGAGCGGCACTGGACAGCATGGAGGACCCCATCCTGCATCTGGCAGTCCACCTCACGCTGGTGGGCACACTGCGAGAGGGCGAGATCGTAGGTCTGACCCCGGAGGATCTTGATTTTGACGCTGCGGATGGCATTGGAACCTTCCGTATCAACAAGTCCATGCAGCGGGTGCGAAAAGAAGCCCTGAATCAGGTAGACGATGGCTGCATCATCAAGGTATTCCCGGATAAGTTGGAACGCAGCACCACTTCCCTCATCCTGAAAAGCACCAAAACCGCATCCTCCTGCCGCACCATCTTCATGACCTCTGCACTAAAAGAAGAATTGAAGAAGTGGCTGAATCAGCTGGCGACAGATGAGAGAAAAGACCCGACACGCTACCATGACAGTGGGATGCTGTTCCGTCTGCCCAACGGTCTGGCGGTGGAGCCGGTGCTCATTCGCAAAAAGTTCCTCAAGTGGCAGGATGCCCACCCGGAGTTCCCCCGCATTGTCTTTCACGGTTTGCGGCATTCCAGTGCCACCTATCAGCTGATGATCTCCGGCGGCGATGTGAAAGCCGTTCAGGGCACCACAGGGCATGCCACGGCGGATATGCTGGTGAACACCTACGCTCATATCCAGCAGTCCTCTCGTGTAGAACTGGGCAGGAAATTTGAGGAAGGGTTCTATGCTAAACAGGAAAGCCCCAGCCCGCAGGCTGTACCCGCCGCAGGCGAACCGACCATCTCCATGACCGCTCTGCTGGAACTGCTGAAGAATGCAGACCCCGAAGTAAAGGCCCAGCTCCGTCTGGCTCTGCTGACCTGATGCAAAATTTACTACGCATTTCAAAGCAATTCCAGCCCATGCAGAGGATTCCTATGAAAACGCCAACCGTGCAAAAACCGTGCATTGACCGTGCAAGCCCCGATTTTTCGGGGTTACATAACAAAAAAGAACGCCAAATCTTACGATTTGACGTTCAATATCTGGTGCACCTCCAGGGACTCGAACCCTGGGCCCACTGATTAAGAGTCATTCCAGCCCGCACTCCATTGGTGCAAAAGCAAAAATAAACAACGAATATACGCTATTCTATAAAGGATTGCGCAAATACAAAAAAGCACCGTGGTAGTCAATCGGTAGTCACACTCGCCCTCAAATCGAAAATATCAGAATACGATATTAAATATCATTTTGCTGATATAGATTATCCTTTTATGCTACACTCTCCGCAAAGGAGATATGGCTGATGTTAAGGATTTTGTTGTCCGTCCGCTTAGGCGAAAAGCGATGGACTCAGAAGCAACTTGCAGACGCAACTGGAATCAGGCGAAACACAATCAATGATCTTTACCATGAGATGACCGACCGGGTATCTTTGGAACAGCTTGATTTGATTTGCAAAGCCTTGGACTGCAAAATCTCCGATCTTCTGGTTCAAGAAGAAGATTTGGATGATTTGACCCGAAGCAGGCTTGCAACGCCACGGTGCAGATCCATAACGTCCGACAAGTAAGTTATCCCCTTTCCCCGGACACTTCGGTGTCTGGGGACTTTTTTTGCAAAAAATCCACTGCCCGGATACACAATCCGGGCTTTTTATATAAATATATTTGTTTATTTTATCATCTATTTCCTTTATAAAATATCGGTTTTGCTGTTGTCTTTCAAGGCAAAAAGGAAGATACTATAATCACAGCAAGGGAGTACGACCGGAAGGCAAGGGGCGAAGTAAGAGCCGGGAGCGCAGTAAGTCGTGAGCGCATGCTAAGTCAGTAACCCACTCCCCTGCTGCTTTTTATTTTATCTTTTCAGCCAAAGAAAGAGAGGGCATTATGAAAAAGTTTGATCTGTCCGCCATCATGCGCAAGGCATGGAAGCTGTATCGAAAGGGCGTTGCGGCCTTTTCCGAGTGCCTGCACCGGGCATGGAACAGTGCAAAGGCCGAGCCGATCAACGCCCAGCGCATCGAGGAAGCCCAGCAAGCCGCCGGTGTGGCCGAGCCTGTGAACACATGGGCAGGCTGGAAAGCCGCCGGGTACATGGTAGAGCATGGCGCAAAAGCTCTGTTTCAGGCGGTGCTTATCCACAGCAGCAAGGGGGACGGCCAGACCTACCGGGCATCGTTCTTTGCTGCTTCTCAGGTAAAGCCCTTACCCACGGCATAAAGAAAGCCGCCAGCGCTTCAAAAACACTGGCGGCTTTTATCATACCTCTGTTCCATCCGGGAAGCGGAAGTTCACAACAAGTTCTGCGCCCATGGCCTGCGCCATCTGCTCCAGTTCTTCATACTTGAACTTTCCTGTTTTCATTCGCTGGTTGAATGCCTGCGGGGTGGTGTCCATCCGCCGGGCAAGTTCAGCTTCTTTTACTTTGGCAACAGCTTCAGCCATTTTGATTTTCGTTGGGAAATCCATGCTCATCACCTCACCGCAAGTATAAATGATTTCCTGTATTTTGTCAAGAAATATTTTCAAAAATATAGGTTTTCCTTTAAGAAAAGCCTTGACATTATAAAGGAAATCCTGTATAATATAGGTGTCAGGAGGAGCGGAAAGCTCACCGGAAAGGAGAACAGACCGATGGATGAAAAAGCAAAAGCTCTGAAAGAGCTGCTGGAAATCTTGGTCGAACATCCCGATCTTGCAGAGCGGATAACGATCACGATTAAACCCAACAGAATCATTCAGAGCAATGAGACCCCCACGGATAACAAGTAATCCGTAAGAGCAGGGCGGCGGGTAGGAGCCGCCGCCCTCGCTTTTTAATTATAACCACCCACCGATGAAAAATCAAGGAGAATATATATGAACAGAGAGCGCAGAAAGGCCCTGCAGGCCATCATTGATCAGCTTGAGACCCTCCAGACTCAGCTTGAGGAAATCCAGACTGAGGAAGAAGAATACCGGGACAACATCCCCGAAAACTTCCAGAGCGGCGAACGGTACGAGCATATCGAAGAGATCTGCGAAAGCCTGTCCGATGCAGTAAGCAGTCTGGAAGATGCCACCAGCAGCATTGAAGAAGCGATTGAGTAAGGAGAAGCACCATGACCATCCGAGAATTTGCAAAGCTGAACAACTTCCCTATCAGGGGCAAGCTGACCCGCATTCCTGATGAGGTCGAATATGACTTCAACGACCGGCCGCACAGCTGCAAGCGGTACGTTGACGAAGATTTCAATGAATACGGCATCCATGAGGACGGCTTCATTGTTGCCATCCCCTGTGAAAAGGCTTGGGGCCTCAGCATCAAAGAGAAGTCCCGGATCGCCGCCATGATTGAAAAGGAACGCATGGAAGCCAGCCAGCGGCGCGGCTCCTATGAATGGTAAAGGAGTAGACCATGAAAATTTCCGATATTCGCGCTTCCCTCCAGCGTCTGGCCGAAAGGCTGGATAACCAGTGGGCATACGCCCGGTCTGATGCCGAGATGGACATTGCTGCCGGCCGTGCCGAGTACAACGATGACGGCGAGCGGCTCCCGATCGAGCCAGAAATCAACTACTACGGCATGATCGCCGCATTTGAAACGCTCGGTGGCGAGTGGCGGCGCAACGCCAATGGTAAGCACTGGTTGTGTCTCGGTGGCATCGTAGCAACTACACAGAGCAAATAAATAAATCAAGCTGTGCTATCTGGCTATACGGGCATTCGGAGGATATGACGATGAAACTTTACAAGTATTCCGGCACCATCGAGGAGTTTGCCGTTGAACGTGGCCGGATCTCCTACATCAAACTCTTTGATGTGACCGACTTCGACAAAGCACCAACCAGACTGGAAGTCTTCGGTGCGCTCGGCAAGTACATTGAGGCCATCGAGGGAACCGATGCCGAAGAGCGATACATCAAGAGTGATTGGTACTTTGACAGCAACCTGTATCTGCGCCGCATTGAGATTCCCGGCGGTGAGGTTGGCCGCCCGGCGAAAATCATCACCCAGAGCCCGGACAACATCGACCAGTTGGAGATCTTCGGCCAGCAGGACTATATCCAGACCAGCAAGCCGGAATCCATGTCCTGCAAGGAAATTTACCGCTGGTCCGATTGGGAACGCCAGAACATGAAGTAAGGAGGTGGTGACCATGTTCAGTATTACCGATAACGAGAGGCTGCGGGATGCGTACGCACTCTTGATGTTCATGCAGAGCGACATTCCCGCCTCTGCCGAAAAGAGGGCTGCCGTGAAAAACTTGGCGGCAACCGTTAAGATGGAGATCCGGGCCTACAATAACCGCCCCGCCCCTGATGTGCATATCATCTGTGCCGACTATGACGGCCGTCTGGAGCTTGTTCAGCTACCTGATAAGCTGGACGAGGCGCACGAGATGGACGCTACCAACTGGTTTCTTAACCATCGTTATTTGAGGAGTTACAACAGTCCCTATGACTGCACAGGGCAGGAGTTCACGAATTGGTTCTATCTATTCCGGCGGCGCGGTCACTGGTTTGCATATCACTCGGTTAGCCGAGATGTTTAAGGAGGAAGTACAATGACGGACGAAAAAGCTATCGAAAAGATGCTCTATGACCAGCAGCAGGGCTGGCCGCTGTGCCCCCGCTGCGGCGAGAGGATGCCGGACAAACTGACCCACGGAGCACTGAGCCGCCACGCCAAGGGCGTGTACATCTGTGAGGCTTGCGGAACCGACGAAGCTCTCCGGGACTGGACCGGGAACGTCAAACCGCTGTCCAACTGGGTGCTGGTTCGCGTATACAATGGAGATTTATGGAAAGAGGCGAAGTAAAATGAGTAACATTGAAAAATTTGCTCCGAGGCTGAGAACGCTTATTGACGAAAGCGGGATTACTGTGCGTTCGCTGGCAAAAGATTTGAATGTATCGGTTGGCGTTTTGTCTGATTGGCAAAACGGAAACAAGACTCCAAGAGGAGATTCTATTATGAAACTCACGGAATATTTCGGTGTCACTGCTGATTATCTGTTGGGTCTGACCGATGCAAGCACGATAGATGCCGATATTAGAATTTCGTGTGACACTACCGGTCTTTCTGAAAAGGCGGTCAAGATACTTTCCGGCATGGAAAAGTCGGACGTTGAAAAGCTGTCCAAGTTGATTGAATTCTACAGCACCATCCGATAAACAAAAAAATCCCCCTCCACTTTGCCTACACATACCCCGCGAGGTTCGCAGGGCTTCGACAAAGCAGAGGGGGATTTTTGCGCGCTACCGAGGTAGCCAAATATAAAATCAAGAGTGGACCATGCCGGGCCGCTCTCTACAAAAGCCGAAGCTTTTCAAGTGCCTCTATTTTACACGGCACTCATGCAGCAGTCAAGGCTTTTTGCCCAGTGCTGCGGTCATAACATCAAAGGCGTGTTCGATGACTGCGTCCAGCACCTCGTCGGTGATGGCCCAACGGATAGCCGCCGGGCACTTGGCGCGGAGAGCAGCGAACACCTGCTTCTTCTTTTTGGCGCCCTGACCGCTGCCCATGATGGACAGCTCGGCCTTTTTGACCAGATCCAGAGCCAGATCCTTGACGGTGGCCTTGTAGCCCAGCCGGATGCCCCCGACCGCCAGAGCAACGAAGCCCAGCAGCATCAGAGCGATGGCGATGGGCGCGGGGATGAAGTTCAGCATAGCTTCCATGATATTGCCTCCTATAAGTATCAGCGGCGCGGAGAGCCACCCCTGCGCCGTTTTGTTGTGTTGGTTATATCGGATGTTTCACAGGTACTTGGAAGCCCCGGAAATGGCCTTCCAGCTGGCAGGACCGCAGATGCCGTCCACGGCCAGTCCGTGCGCCTCCTGCGCTTTCAGCAGAGCGTTCTCGGTGCCCTCGCCGAAAATGCCGTCCGGGGTCAGCCCCAGCAGCCGCTGGAGCATCTTCGTGGCTGCACGGTTTGCATCCCCGGTGCAGCCCCGGCGGATGGTCGGCAGAATGAACTTCTGGTAGGTGGTGCTGGGGTAGTGCCGCGGGACATCGCACAGCCACGTTGCCTTTGCATCGCGGGTGTCGGTGTGCACGATAGCGCAGCCGTCATACCAGTAGATGCCTACCGCCTTGAAATACTGGGTGGCGATGATGCCTAAGGCCACAGGATTGATGCTGCGGTCTACAAGCCGCCAATCCGCAGCCATACCATAGCGGTGCTTGCTGCCAGAGCTGCCGCCGACTGCCGCATTATGCGAGAGGCAGCGGTATCCGCTGGTCACCTTGATGGCCTTGCCCAGCTTGTCCCGGATGGCCTGAAGTTTTTCGACCAGCTCCGAATCGACCATCTGGCGGCTGCATCCACAGGGACACTTGAAGTCCTTGCGGGTGAAGTTTTTGCTCAAGGTAGATGTGTCACTGGCCTGATAGACAATGACTCTCATGTAGAAAACCTCCTTCAAGAGAAGTCGTGCTTTTGAAGCCGCTCGTTGTACACCCGCTTGATATTCGCTACCGCACAGATGCAGCGGTTGTTTTTGTGGTCGGGGTGACTGCGGCAGTAGTCCTCATAGGCATCAATGATGGCTAAAATCTCGATAAAATGCTCCCTCGTGTGGTGCTTATCATCAATCAGCTCATCATTGAAACGCAGGATCTGAGTACGCAGAAGATTAGCATTGCGCTCATCATCAACTTGGATATGCTCCTCCAGCTTTTTCTGGGTCTGCTTCTGCTGTTCCAGCACTTCAGCATTCAGGGCGTGTCCGATGATTTTCGCAAGCCTGCTCCACGGATTGATCTTGATGGGCGAAACCTCAATGAGCGAGAGCAGCACCAAAACCATCCCGCCACCGCTCCAGAACAATTCTTTCAGATTCACAAGCCATCCTCCTCACTGAACCAGCGCGGCGATTGCCTGCAAATCAAAAATCGGAGCATCAAAAAACGCTCTCGCCCACAGCCAGTAGTCTTCGGACTCCGGGCGGCGGTACTTTTGGCAGAGTGCCGATGCCCAAACCCGGTTCCAGCGGGTCTGATAGTCCGCATCCCGACGTTCAAGGCTCCGCTGGATGTTTCCTACCAGATCCCCGCGCAGGGTGCCGTTACCGTCATCATCCTGAACAAAGCAGTCCATGCCGTTCTGGCTCCCCACAGCACACACACGCTGGTTTTTGTGCATAAGAAAACCGTCCTGACAGGTCAGGGCGGTTCCATAAGGAATATTCACTTTTCCATCTATGCCGTCGAAGCGCGCCCGGCGGCGGGCGATAAAGCGTTCATGCTCCACCATGGGTTAGACCTGCTCTTTCTTCTCGGCGAGCATACCGGTCAGCTCGGCGTAGTGCTCATCGGTCAGTTTGCCGGCGGCGTAGAAAATATCGATCTTCTCCGCCAGACCATCGGTACTGCCGCGCTCGATCATGCGCTTGCAGGTGCGATACAGAACCATTTCCGTTGCTTTGCTCATTGCCTTTTCCTCCTATCAGGTATTCTCAGTGTCATCCGTATCGGAGACATTCAACTCCAGAAGGGTCAGGCGATAAGCCTGATCCACGTTCATCTCGTCGGCATCCTCGATGGTAGCTTTCGCCTCCATAATCCAGCCACCAATGTCGGTCGGCTCCAGCATAACGCTTTCCAAATCGTCCCCCATAGGGTCACGATCGAGCAGATGATACGGTGTGCCGGCATAAGAAATGCCCGAAGCATCAGGCTCCGGGCAGAGGATATAACAGCCGTTGTCGGCTTTTTTGATGTAGGTCACGTCCTCGGTCAAGGCAAGGACGGTGCCATCACTGGCTTTGATGATTTTGAACAAGGCACTCTACCTCCAAAAATTGCATAGCAAAGCCGCCGCAGACGCAGCAGCCGCCCATGGTCATCAAAATTTTTATAGTAGGCTTCTTGGCAGTTCATATACTGCGCCACCTCCTGTAGGGTACGTTTCCCGGCCAGCCATTCCCGATGAAACAGCTTCAGCTTCCTCCGGGCGCGTATCACACCATCACGGCTACCATTGACTTTGATTTTTCCGGTCTCGGTCAAGGTAAAACGAGCCTTGCACCAGCGGAACGGCTTCGTCAGCGGGATGATTTTGCATTTTTTCTTGTTGACCGGGATGCCGCGGATTTCAAACTGGCGCACGATGGCGCGTCCCAGCTTTTTCAAATCTTCGATATTCGGAAGAATGATGCAGTAATCATCCATGTAGTGTCCGGCGCTATGCGTGGACATCTGGCATTTGATCCAGTTGTCCACAGCACTGGGCATTGCCGCCATTTCCTGCTGGCTCGGCTCAACGCCCAGCGGCATCCCACGGCCCGGAAATTCGCCGGGAGCAGTATCAATAATGGTATCTGCTATCCGCCGAAAATCAGGGTTCAGGATATACCGCTGGTGCCGCTGATAGATGATGGAATGGGGTGCATAAGGAAAGAACTTCTTCAGGTCGAGCAGTAACACCCCGCCCGCACGGCCATACTTGCGGTAATGCCGTGCCAGCTGCTGTTTGATGCGCTTGATCTGCCAGTGCAGTCCCTTACCAATCCGGCTTGCACCGTTGTCATAGATCATGCTGGGGTCGTAAAGCGGCTCCAGCACTTCCTTACTGATGACCTTGTGGATTTGTCGGTCTGTAATATGAGGAGCGTCAATCCCACGAATCTTGCCGCGTTCGCAGACCGTGAAATGAACGTATTTCTTAGGCCGCCACCTTTTTGCCAAAATAAGCCGCCGCTGCTTCGCTGTGTGGGAAAACAGATGCCGCTCAAAGTTCTGCGTGCTCTGCTTCCAGCGTACACCGTTGCAGCATTTCCGGCCGTATTTGAACATCGTGTGGTAGCTGAACACTTCTTCCAACGAACCGAGGGCGGCACAACGGGCTTCCTGTCTGGCTCGGCGTGCTGCCCGGCGGCGCTGGTATCGTGCTTCATGGCGCTCCTGACTTGTCATAAAAGTATTCGCTCCTCGTACAGATGAATTGTAGGGCATCGTCTAATCTGCTTTATGCCGGCACATGAAACGCGGTAAGATGCATCCCGCGCCATGCAAGAAGCGTCCGTGTCGGCATATCGAAAAGCAGTTTTAGAGGTTTGACCCTCAGGGAAGTACCTCTCCTTTTGCTATGGTCGTCTTTCACCTATGGCTACTCCATGTGACCAAGCATTGCAAAATCCGGGCACAACACCATACGCATTGTTAGCGTTGTTATAGTCCAACGACCCCGACGACGAAACCGCGCAGAAGTAGTTGTTGTTGTTGATGTTGTTGTAGTTCGGCGACCGCAGCCACCAGACCGCCGCCGCAGGAATTGACAGAGATACACCCACTTAAAAATCAGGCTTTCCGATTGACCGTTCCGATCATGCCTTGCAGCAGGTCGTTTTCCTTGTCAATCAGCTCACCCAACTTTTGAGCCATTTTGTCCAGTCTTTCAGTTGCTTTCTTCGCATCGACACTTTTCCCTGAGGGAGTTGTGAAACATCCCTGCGGGTTCTGGGTCATGATGAGATAGCAGTGAGTCAACCGAACATCCAGCGCCATCAGGGATGCCCGCGCTTCCAGAAGATGTGCTTTACGAAGCTGGCGCCGCTGATCGTCGGAGGGATAGATGCTGTTTGCCTTTTCGGCATGGTCTATCACCTCACCCGCCAGCTTTGCAACCGGTTCTGCAATCAATCTGGAATACCTTGCGGAAATGCGGGTCAGGAAGTTTATCGTTTCAATGTAAATCGCATTGGCGACATTCACATACTCCGCCTTGCTTTCTGTGCGCTTGGATTTCAAAACTGACATGATACTTTAGTCTCCTTCGGGGTCATCGAGGTCGATTTCCCCTTGCTCTCGCTCAACTTCTTCCAAATGCTTGAGCAGCACATACTCTATGTAGTTCGTGATGGACCGATGTTCTTTTGTTGCTAGAACGCCGATCTTGTCAAAAACTTCATCGGACAGGCGCAGTGTAAAGACGCGCTTGTTAGTTGCCATACAATACCTCCTAACAAACAGGTTTTGAAAGTATTGTATAGCGTTTTTCGTGCCGTGTATGCACTCATAAGACAGTTGAGTGATAGCACTTTCAGTATCTTTTTTCAAAAAATCGCGCGGGGCGCTGACGCGCCCTTTGAATTTTTCGAGGAAAGTTTGCTGGTTTCCGCCCACTTCCGTGGGCTTGAGTAGGTCGAGAATCCCTGCGGGGGATTAGACAACAAAGCCGGGCACAACACCATACGCATAGTAAGCGGTGT